CCGTTCCGCCTGTGTCTTCCATAAAAGAAACTAATTTCTCTACATTTTCAGGTAAAGCTTTTCCTAGTATCTTTTCATCTCTTAAAGCTTCTTTAGCTTCTGCTACCACTTGTTTTACCTCTTTGTTTTCCTCTTCAGTTACCTCTTGTATTTGTTGAAAATCTTCAACAGCTATAGGCTCTGGGGTGAAAACTTCTTTAGCTTCTTCCTTAATTGGTTCTTGACTAGGTATTACTACTTTTGTAACTTCTGGTTCAGTTTCAATTAAAGGTTCTTTGATGTTAACCTTTATAGGTTCATCATTTTGTGGTGTTAATTTTTTTGGAGTTTTATTTTTAATTTTAAACTCACCTTCCTGCTTAACAGGTTCTTCTTGTTTTGTTTCTGACATAATATAATATAATTAAATAATTGTGTTTACTTTTTATCTAGGAGCGAACTGTTCTAGACCAAAACCCCCTAGGCTATCATTACTTGACTCAAAGTCTTTAGGTAATAAGTCGTTCTTTCTTTGATCTATTAGTTCAGACTGTTGAGTAGCTTGTATTCTAGTTCTATTGTCTTTTCTATCTTCTATTTCTTTCTCTCTTTGAGCTTCTCTCTGTATAGTAGCTTGAGCTAGTTGCATTTGATAATTAAACTCCTCTGCCATTAGCTCTTTTTTGATTGTTGCCTCTGTTTGCATTCTTTGAATTTCAAATTGAGACTTAGCTTGTTCTATGTTAACTTTCTCCTGAGTTAGCGCTTGTTGTTTTTGTACTTCGTATAAAGCTGCTTTTTCAGCGCTCTCAGCGTTAGCTTGAGCTTGAGCTTGTATATTGGCCATCTGTCTAGCTTGATCCTCCTTGGCTTTAGTAGCTCTTTTCTGCTTAAGCATTTGATTTGCTAGCTTTAAGTTTTTAACTTGCCTAATATCTATAGCATCATCAAGATCAATACCGCCTGACTGAAGCGCTATCTGTATGTTTTGTTCTAAAAGCTGCTTTTCTTCTTCGTCTGGTTCTAGTTCTAGAAATATACCAAAGTCGTGCAAGTTTAAGTTTTGAACCTCTTTAAGTGTACCTACGTTATAGGAAGATATACTCTGTTGTAGAGCGTTAGCTGTTAATGGATTGTTTAAAACATCAGAAAGCCTAAGAGATATGTTTTCGCAGGTTTTAAGAGTTAGATATAAACTAGACTGTAATATGTGTCTAGTTGCTACGTTGGACGCATTAGCGGCCATCTTTTGCAATCCTACTAATGAATTTTTATCCATAGCAGAGCCATCTCTAGCTTCATTTAATCCCGTTACGTCACGGATCATTTGTAAGTAATACTGATACGTTTGTATTAAGCTTTGTATTTTAGCTTGACCACTTGAAGAGTTTAACTCTTGAATAGGCACTTTACCTCTGTTTAGTTCGCCATCCTGAGTAAGCGATCTACCTACAATAGAACCAGTTTGAAAATACATATTCAATGCTTCCGCTGGATTGTAGTTAGTTCCATTTCCAAGATCCACCTCAGCTAAACCATCCATATCTAAGAAAACACCATCAGGCACTATTCTAGACATAACCTGTTGTAATTTCAAATGAGTCAACTGAATCATATCAGCAAACCCAGTTACTTTACTTACGATAGAGTCTATACGACCCTTGTACATTCTAGGCGCTGTTATAGCGTAGTTCATTTCTACTTTAGTAGTATCAGCAAAAGGTCTTGTCATATTCTCAGACATTTCCCACTGCAACATCTCTTGTGTTCCAATTATTTTAGCACCAGTGTATAAAACTTCAATAGACCTGGAAACTCTTTCAAAATTATCGCTAGGCGGTGGATTAAAAGCATCTGTTTTTTCAATAGCTTTTTCTAAACCATTGTTTCCAATTTTAATTTTAAAAACCTGGTCCATGTAAGTTTTGTACTCAAAATACATAACTTGAACTGTGTTTTCATCATAATTACCCCAGCCTGATATATATTGCCGGTTTCCAGGCATAGACTGTATTCTTTGCAACTCTTTATCTGTTATATTTGGAAATTGCTTCTTAAGCTCTGGTATTGTAACCGCTTTAACTTCACCAACATAATAAATGTCGTCAAAATTAGGGTCTTCTGTGTAAGAATATACCATGTAAGCTGGATCAACGTAATCAACGGTTATACCATTAGATACGTTGAAGTTTGTTTTTACAGCTGCAATACCTAAAACTGTTAGATCGTAATTTAATCTTCTCCTGGTTAAATCCCACTTATTATAAGATAACGTGTTAGATATAGCTTCCTCCTCAGCTATTTCAATAGACTGTTTGTAAGAAAGCTGCATGTGTAAGTCGAGCTCTTCTTGAGTTTCCGGTAACTCGCTTTGAGGTAAGCCGGAGTTCATAAAGTTCTGCCCTGTTACCGCGTTAGCTTTTGCTATTAACTCTTTAGAGTACATATCTCTAAGTATAGCCTCGGCATAACCAGTTCTTTTCTGCATAGACTCAGGGTCTTGAGCAAAAGCTTTGATGTCATATGTTTTATTAGACATACCGTTAACAACTATATCCACAAACTTAGATATAACAGGTACAGGCTTCCAGTCTAAATTAAGATAAGACAAGTCACCGTTTATAGACAATTCATCTTTATACTTTTGAGTAGATTGCTCTCCTCTAGCATAAAGTCTTAGCTGATGAAAGTTATTTGAATTACTCAAATATCTATTACCACTAGTTCTACCCTGGTCAAACCACTCGTTTTCAATAGCTTGAGAAACTTGCAGGCCATAATCCCAGCTTGCTTTCTCTTCATCACTAACAACTTGGCTAGGAAAAGCACTATTGGTATTTGTGTATATCTTCATTTATTTTATTATTTTAGACATCGATCCTTTGTTGTCATATCTTTTTATTCCTAAGTCATAAACTTTTCTTTGAACGGGGCTTGAAGGAGCGTATCTATGTTTATTACACGCCATCAAAGCAAGTCCAGAGCTAATAGAGGCATCATGTTTTGTTCTGTTGTTTATATTGAATTTAGCCCAGTCTTCTAGTGTTCTTTGAAAATACATATCACCATATCCAGTTTCTTTTAAACCAACGTATGATTCTATATAAGTTTCAATCGCAGCAGCGTGTGCTTGTTTTATATCTTCGCTTGAATTTGGTATTCCTCCAAGCTCTCTTTCAGTTACCGATAGTTTATTATAACTTTTATCTGGTCTATTTACTGAAAAACCCCTATAACCTCTTCTTTTAAAATGGTATAATAATCTAGGTTTGTTATTCTCTGCTAGTATTGGCATTCCGTAAAATACGCAAGCCATTAGAACATCTTCAAAAAATATTTCAGCGGTTTGTGGTCTAGCTATATATTCTAAAAAGAAATGATTTGGAGGTATGTCCTCCATACTAAACTTAGTTAAACCGTGTAAAGATCCATTTGATCCTCTCTTGTCAACCGTGCCTGATATATCGTAACTGTCACAGCCAAAAGCTCCACAGTGTTCATTACCTGGATATTTTAATCCACCCTTTATTATCACACGATTTTGGAGATTTAAAGGTGGAACCCAAGAAATTCTGAATCTTCCGCTTTTGTTTGGAACAAATATAACTTTTGTATCCTTCTCTCCATTCTGCCATTGAAAGCTTCCTTGCGTAACATTTATTGAGTTTTTAAGATCTTCATTAAAATCTATTTGCTCGTATATTTTTGTTAAGTTAAATAAAGATTCTTTAGACTCATCTCTAAACGCATGCTTTGTTGTGCGTGGAAACTGTCTGTAAAATTCATTTAAACCGTCTTGATCTTGCTTTAATCCTTCTACTTCGTTATCCCAATACTCTATTACACCTTGAGTTATAGCGTCTCCAAGAGGACCTACTACTTCTTTTTTTGGTGTGTTGAATACAGGAAAGCCATAAGAATCAATGTAGCCTTCGTAGTTCCATTCCATAGGTATGAACAAAGAATAGAGTCCTGAGCGAGTCTGTCCATTGGCGTTTCTTTGTGTAACGTCTGAATCATTGTAAAGTTTTTTAAAGTTATCTCCTCCTTTATCTAAAGCGTTTGAGGTTGAACCCATCATGCACTTACCTATAATTCTTGAACCTAGTCTTAAACAAGTTCGAGTTACCCTCCAGTTGTTTAATATATTTGTAGGTCTTTCCCACTTTCCACTTTCATCGTGTACTAGTAGTTTTAGTTTCTCCCCGTCATAGGAGTTGTCCCCTGTGTTTTTCCAGTCGATGGTCGTGTCAAGTCCTGTGATCTCTTGTAGCTTCTCGTTTGAGTCGAGCTTCCGTCTTGTGAACTTCGATGCGGGAACTCTATAAGCGAGTTCTGTCTTCGGTCGATCCATTCCATCCTGTATTGGCTTGAAAAAGAAGGGGTAATTGACTGATATCGGTACAACTTTGTCAGTAAACATTTTCTTTGCATCAGGTCCAGATTTCGAGAGTATACCAAAGCGTGCATCTGTAGATATTGTTGCTTGGTTAACGGTCTCCCCGCTTGCCATGAACGAAAAACCGGATCTTCTGTTCTTAAGGTAGCACATCCCATATGAACGCTTGTCTGCTTTACAAGCTTCCCAGAATATGTAGAATAATCTGTTTGATTCCCTAAAGTCTGGCTGCCCAACGTCAATCTTGCTCCACTGCAAGTACATATAGTTAGTGCCAGTAATATAAGTAGGCTTGTCTTTGTTAATAAACCAAAAGCCTTCTTCACGCCTTGTAAATTCTTTATCGATGTAATCATACCATTTTTCTTTAAAATCTAACGGGTATTCTTCCCAGTCAAATACAGATTTAATTTTACTTAATTCTTTTGGGTATTCAACGTGCGACCATCTGTTATCTTCAAAAGTAACAACATCATTTTCTTTTGGCAAAGCTATAACAAGATCTTGTATCTCATATATTTCACCTATTTCGCCAGTTTTACTTATGACTATTAAGTCGTGTTCCTCGTTGTACCCATATTCCCACTTCTTATACCTATTCATTCTTTTAAGAACTTTAGGCTTTACGTGGTCTTCTAATACTTTATATAAAGTTTGCTCGTACATTATTTAGATCTCCCTTCTGCAAATCCTCTAAAAGACTTTTCTTCTTTTACTTCTACAGGTTTTTCGTTCAACAAGTTCTCTTCAGCTTCTATTCTATTCAATATTTCAAAAGCATCGAATATAGCTAACTTCTTTGTAGCTGCAGCATTCTTTAATCTATCTGCCGATATATCGTCATCTGAATCAACAATAGCTTCTTTAGCCACCTTGATTAATTCCTCAACTGCGACTTGCCCAGCTTGGATTATATTCAACTTCGTTTCCTTGGTGTTCATATTTAATTACGATATCATTAGATTTCATACAGTATAGTCTTTTGCCATCAACTAAAAATTCCCATTCTCCGTTTGGTGTGTAACCAACTAAGTCTCCTGAGTTAATTCCTAGCGCATTTAAGGAGCTATTGTCATATTTTAATATACCAATAAGGCTTCTTTCTTTATCTAGCGTTATAGACTCTGTATCTTTTATAGGTGAAATAAAGCATCTGTCTCCAAAAGATTTCCACTTGTCACCTTTATTATATAAATAGATTTGATCTATAGCGCAAAAATGCCACTCATCTTTAAACCAAGATCTACTTTTCTTTTTTCTTCCCTTCATGTCATAGAATACTCTAAACACGTTTTGGTGTATAACAACTATATCACCAACATCAATACCAGTATTAAAAGCTTTAGGTGTTTCTATTACTCTAGCTAATCTATTTACAAACTTGAAATCTTCAATTTTTGTATTTAAAACTAACTCTTTATCACCTACCTTTATTTTGTTACTGTATTTTTCGCCTAATGGCTCTACTATAAAGTCGTATAAACTTTTCAATACTCTAAGTCATATTCAACGGATATTGCCATGTTAGAGTTAAACTTCTTCCATGGCATTACCTCGTTGTTTTTCTTAATGTGAATATTGTAAGAGTTATCAGACTCGTCAAGAAGTATGTGTGAAATCTCGTGACCTCCATAAACTTGTTGACCTACAGAATAATGCATAGCATCATTTTTATAGTCTGAACCAATACTTATTTTTCTTACAATAGATGACATCTTAAGCTTTTTTAAGATTAGACTCATCTTTTTTAACTTCAGTATACTCTCCAGTTACTAAGTTGATATCAATAGCTCCATACTCAGCTTCG